CCCGAGGTACCTGAAGTACCCGAGGTACTCGAAGGAGGATCAACAAAACCCGCACCTGTTATCGAATCATAAATTTGTCCTGTCGTTAAACGTAAAACATCCGAAAATATAGAAGGGCCTTCTGGTGTTAAGGTTCTTATTTGAATATCATAACTTATATCTGAAAAAACAGGAAACTTAGCATACGGCTCAAACTCCGTAACAAGGAAGCCAGATAAATTCTTAGCCACAAGACTTCCAGTCACGCCGCTAACTAAAGATGCATAATAAGGAGCGTAACCAGCACCACCCGCTGAAGACTGGTCTGAAGAAGCTTTGCCTCCCGTGGCCGCGTCAGCATAAATACCCGAATAAAGATATCCGGATAAAAGACCACCAGAAGGATAAAACACAAAATCCCCATGATCTCCACCGTTTACCGGGTTTCCGGACCATTCTACTCCAAAATAAATTTGATTGGATTCGGTAAACCCAGAAGCAATAGCTACTTCGTGTATCGACTTTTGCCCTGTTGCTTCGCCGGGGGGTAATGACTTGGTGTTATCCAAGAGCAGCGTATGAGCTAGCCACTTAATACCATTGCCTGTCGAAGGATCGCTCCCCGGATTTGTTTCTGTATAAGGCTCAAAAATAGGAACAGCCGACAAACCGCTATAAGCGACATCATTTAAAGTCGGATTGAGTTGTAAAAATCGCCGATCAAGGCGCCCACTTCCACTTCCGTGAATAAACCGACTAACCCCTTTTACAAATGGAGTAGTGGCATAGTAAGAATTAACACTATCAACAAACTTCCCACTCTCCTCTAATCTTATCTCATATTCCAGCGCTCCCGGAAAATTTTCTCTATGACATTTAACAATAGCCTCGGTACGAACATAGTCATTAAAAAGATCTTGACTTGGAAATACTTTTCCACTAATACCGGACGGCTGAAACTTAAACCGCAAGGGATCAAGCGGCAACGGTTTTATAGAACTAGGGTGTAAGTAAGCGAGCCCTGTACCAAACTGATCTTCGGCCACTATCTGACAAAAATAACCCGAATCCATGGGGAAATTCACATTTAGCGTTCCGTGAGAAAGAGGGTTAAAGGTTTTTCCAAAATTAAATCTCTGGCTGTAAGCATAAGACTCAATCCCAGAACCAGTCATATCTAAATTAAAAGCATCAGACTTAGTAGCTAAATAAACAGTGGCCGCCCTAATCCCCGAGGTTTTTGTATAGGCGGGCGAAAGCTGAACGCTTCTCCCTGCGTAAGAAACAGACATGCCTGTAATATCAGGACTAGGGACAGTTAACAGATACTCTCCTGTAGACGTGCGCCCATAATAATCTGCAACTTCTGCCCGCAACCTAAAGGCCCTAGGGTCCATCCCTATTTTACCAGCCCCACCCGCCGTTCCTGAAGAATGTAAATCTGTAAAAGCAGTGTCCCCTAAAGTCTTCTCAAAATCATCTTTTATAGCTGATACAGGAAGCGTTAAGGAATTCGAGCGATACCCGGTTGTTATTTCTCGTATTAGGAATCCTGTTTCATCCAACAAATAAAGATTTACGCCTTTAAATGCTCGATTTGACTGTAGCTCAGTAGCGCTAAGAGGGATTTCCGTAGAAGGGTTAAGCACGCTCCACGCAATCAAAGGAGATGATGTAAAAAACTCCCCGCTTGCCGCTGTGGCACCTTGAGAAATTCCAGATGCTCCCGAAAAAGGAATCAAGCCCGTATCATATGCAAATGGTTCTTGGTTTGGATAGCCACTTACCTCATTGGCTACCTCAAACCCTGAGAGCATAAATGGAGCCCCATAGTTTTCAGGGATAAAAGTATGTTTTGTAGTAAAAACAGGCATAATTATTCGTCAGGATCTCCTGTAGCTTGTAAAATATAATCAGTATCAAACCTATATATAGAACATTCTATATTTGTCTGGTCGTATTTATTACCTAGAAACGCATAAAAAGACGTATTGTTATAACCATTTAATATAATTGTTCTCTTTGCGCCTCCTACATAAATATCCACTAAATACCCTCCTGTGTTTTGGGCGCTAATAGCAGGGGCCACAGCAGCCCGAAGGTCATCAAAATTAACCTCTACCGCCACATCTGCAGAACTTGTTCTTTCTGCAAAAGAAGTAGCGTAGACCTTACCCTCTGTTGCTGACCCTGTCAGCTCATTTATAGTAGCGGTCCCGTCCAACGCTTGTGGCCTATTCGCATCTGTAATCAATGTAATATCCGGCTTAGAAGCTTGGGTGTTAGTTAAATTGTCGCTTGAATCCACCGCACCAAACTTCGATCGATTATAAATTAAAGCGTTTACCTGAAAATCTCCCGGCGACTCTTCCACTATCGATAAAATACGGTACTCTATTTCTTCTATCTGGAAACTTACATTAGTATTTTGTAGAGACCAAACCGTCCCTTTGCCAACACGCGCAAAATCTGCGTCAAATTTTTCTACTATAGTAATTTGATTTGAAGGCCCTCCTTCGGCCCCGGCGTTAACGCTAACCGACTCAACTGTAAATTGTTTAATTTGAGAAGCCCGAGTCTCATCAATTTTGGTTTGCGGAATACCTTTGAAGTTTGAATTATTTTGATACTCTTCGCGCGCTTCTTTATCAAGCGCTTTAACCTGTCTAGAGTCCCGAGGCACTAAAAGTGTTAGTTTTTGCCCAACCACATCTTCTGCCACCCCTTCATCTAATGTTACAGTATTGCTGTTATGATCGATATCGATCAGCCTGCCACCGTAACGCTTTGCATTTTTTAGTTTGTCTTGAACCTTTACAACGTCCCCCGGCCTTAAATAAGAGGCTTCTGTTCCCGTGCTGAATTGAATTAGATCGCTTTCAGTTTGATTGGTAAACAAAAACCACTTTCCAAGCCTATGAGCCTGTGATCGAGAAGTGCATCCCAAGGCTATAAGCTTTTTTTCCAAGTGGCCAAATTTTCGTAACCCCGCAGCGTCTTCAACGTACTCTACTTTTGGCTTAAAATTGTCACGCTCATCATTATACCTAATAAGCACAGAGGTGAAACGTGTAGTTTTAGCTGTACCGGCATAATTAAAAACGCCCTCCCTTACATTGGCATTTGTAAACAGCAAAACAGCCTCCCTAACCTGATCATTAGATAAAAAAACAAAACCACTGCTCCAATAAAGCATGCCCCTAAAGACAGCTGCCAAATCGTTCAAAGCATTGTAAGCGTCTTGCTCCCGATCTAGATAAACATTAGTCGTAAACCTAGGCTCTAGCAGCGCTCGTGCTTTGTTAGATTCGACGCCCACTTTGCCTTGAGTAATTCCTCGGTAAACAGGAAACCCTGTAGTATAGGTATTAATAAAGTCATCCCCCTCAAAAGGAACCCCATCTGTAGTCGTGCCTACCTTATGATAATTTTGAACTATATAATTATGCAACCATGGTGCGGGGGAAAGGTTGGTATCATTACTATTTTTAAATCCCTCGCGCAACCATTCGGTCGTTTCTCCGCTACTTTCTGTTACATATGTCCTGAATACATATTCAGGAGAAAGTTCTTTAAGTATATCAAAAGTTAGCTTTTCTGCTCCACTAGTAGTATCATATTTTGGGTTTGCTATTCGACGCCTAAACGCATAAGAAATATCGCTTCCGTCGCTTTGCTTCGGCCTCAAAAAAGCTGCTGAAGCATTATTAGTGAAGCCTGCTTCCTGAAAGAAGGCAGCTCCCCTCTGGGCGACACTGTCATCAATCGTGATTGTATATCCATTTGGGGCTATAGTGAAATCCATAAGAGGAACCTCTGGCCTATATCCCGTCTCTACTAATTCATCGCAATATTTTCCTATCGAATACAAATTCCATTTATCTAATATTCCCTCCCCAAACCCATATTTTCCCAAACCATACCTTGGATTAGTTACCAAATCATAAAAAATCCACGCAGGATTGTTAGACCAGTATTTGTTTATAGAAAATTCCCCTGTCCAATTATTTGTATATTCTCGTGTCTCAGGATTGTAATTGGTAGGCAATTTAACTTTGCCCAACTTCAGATCAAATGTTCGCTTCGGAACATTAGCAAAAGCCCTTGCATCCACAATCGTCCCTATGATTGCAGAATGGGGATAGGATAAATTTCTTGTTACCACTTCGCTTAGATAGCTCACGCCTCCCGAACGCCCCTGAAAATATTTATACGGCGCGCCTTTGCTGTCAAGAGGCAAAAGGTTCATATTAACTATCGTTATCTGCCTATCCCTATCCCTCTCAAATATGGGCAGTTTAAAAATATAAGAACGCACATACTGATCACTAGATTTCCCATAAATTGGTGCAAAAACATATATCTGAGAACCCCCATCGTCTACCATCCTGTCATCATCCGCGTATCCTATTTTTATGGCAAAATTGAGGCTTGCTTCGATCGACCCATCGTTGGTCCGAGCAGCAAGTACGCCCATCAGACCTACTTCGATATCGGTAACATTATCATTGGTGATCGTATGCTGATACTTAATAGGAGCCACCTCGAACGCTCTACTCATTGCTTCGGGCCACTCACCCTTTCTCGACGAATAATAAGAAGGGGAATTGCTCATGACCCTTCTTCCACCCAGTCCATAACCATTCATCGGGCTGTCTGTGTACCAATCCACCTCATAAAATCTACTTTTCCTTACCCCCGGAGGGATAGTTTCGGATGATCCTCCCTGTTGAAAAGGGATCGTTTCATTCTCAGCGGGTGTGGACTTGGTATATGTTTGCCCGGTTTTCTTGCCACGGTGGAAAGCGACAGGCTCCGGCCATACCGCTTTATAGTTTGTAGGATTAAGGTCCGGCAAAACAAGGCCTACATTAAAAGTTTGCGAGGAGGCGCGAAGGGACAATGCGGGATTGTCGCTATAAGCCAACATACCTTGATCTGCTGTGCCATATTTAATCTCTGCAAAGACACGTGTGTAATTTAACGTATTGCTATTTGTATTCTTCACGGGGACGTCGTTCAAATAAATTCCCCTAAGCCCATTTTCATTTTTCTCTAAAGAATTTTGTGTGTTTGTTGCGTCACTTACTAGTTGGATCAAATTACCATTTGCATCACAAAGGCCAGCTATTTCTCCTTCGCTGACCAAATCGATAGACTTATAAACATCTACTGACTCTAAAATTGTATTTTCTGTATCTACATTTGGTATAACATTTTCATCGGTAAAATACATCTCATTCCATGTTTTTACTTCAGCTGGAGTCGCAGGGGTCTCCTCACCCGCTTTCTTTACTCGCCTTGTTGGGTTCGTAGCGTCTGTCAAGCGCACTTTGGTATTAACAAGCTCCTCTTCGTCTAACGGCACAACATACAGGTTAGCGTCGCTTATAGCTTCAGATACTCTTTTTTTCTGTGCAGGAGGAATGATTGGATCAGGCTTTGTTTTAGGATTAACCGAATCTACTGGTTTTATTGGTCTTTCTCCCGGTGGGTTGGGATTAGTAGGTATTTCGCTTATTGGCGGAAGCTTTGGCACCTGTACGGGTACCTCAGTCACAATGAGGTTGTCGAGTGCCGCCGCTGCTGCCTCCAAGTCAACTTCGTTTATCGCCGCTCGCCCTGCTAATACAGGCACAACACATAATCTACCATTGACCACGCAATGCCAATTTTTACCTACACGCACAGGAGTTGCATTATTATAAATCATTTTAACGTAAGGTGCTCATACGCGCACCAAAAGGTGATAATAGGTCGAGGTTACCCATACCATATATTGTAGCGGTAGAATTCTCGGCTTCTTCGTCAGTAAACTTTGTTTTATCCATGCTACTTATAGACGTCGAAATCACCTTGCTTCCAACACGCATTCTACCATATCCAACAGGAACGACCTGTCCTTGACTTGACACGTTTTCAGCTGACCCAAAAAGAAAAGAAGTAGTGTTTACAGCTTGAGGATCATCAGGCGCCATAAGCTTTGCTATTAAAATGCTAATACCCATAGAAATAACAGCACTAATCACGGTATCCAGTATAAACACCGCAGCCTCAAAAGCAAACCCTTTGGCAGCTTCACCCATAACAGCTTTTGCAATTGAGCTAGCTATAGCTGTAGTTGCTCCCCCCAAAACAGGCAGGATATCTACATGTTTTCCACGAATATTGGTGAAAAGAAAATTTTTATTATCAACCAATTCCCCATCAACAAATATAGCGAAGGAATTCCCCCGGTTTTTTAGGAGAAAAGAGCGAAATTTGTGGGTATTATTCTCAAGAGCACTGAAGAGCTCCACAAAATTTTTAACCTTCAAATTCCACTCTCTTCCCAGTATCTCACCAAGCCACCCTTCTATTCGTATCGTCGTCATAATATCGCTCGCGTTATCATAGCTGCCCCTTCTTTTGAGTTTGCGTCTGTCGTAGCAAATTTAAGATTCTTTCTAATAAAATCGTCATTAGACTTATCCACGGTAGTGAGAGACACAGAAATCGCTTTGCTTCCGGCCATTAATCTTCCGTAAGCTATAGGAACCGGGTTCCCTTGGTCACTTACATTTTGAGGCCCCTTAAACACATAGCTGCTCGTAGATACGGTGTCAGGATCATCTTTTCCCATGATAGACTCCATAAGCAAATGTATTCCATAAGAAATTAAAGCATACCCTCCAAAGACAATTAACGCCGCAATCAACAGCTGTGTACCGGCGCTGTAACCGGCATAAGCCACCCAATACTTTGTCAAAAACCCTATCACAGCTTTAATTGCAGGCCAATAAACAATTGCCCCTGCTATAACTGGAATAATATGAACGCTTTTTTTAATTTTTTTATATAAAGAAGTGGTGTTTTCTAGTGGCTTTCCGTCTACTAGAATTACATAGTGATTTTGATGTTTTATAATACGGCCTAAAAAATGCCCCGTATTAGCATGAATAGCCCTCAAAGCGTCTGCTACCGTCCGGACTTTGAGCTGCCACTGCCTCTCTAACCCAGCTGCTATTTGACCTTCTAGAAATACGGTAACCACACTACATTATACACTTTTAAATTGAAAAATAAATCGTTTCTTCACTAACGGGGTTATACATCGAGAACTTTTTGTCTCGCACGGAAAAGATCAAAAAATTGACAAGTGCGTTTCGGGACATCTCCACATCCATAGAACTAGGCTCACAAGAGCCCTCCGGGTGTGAATGGAAACAAAAATCTAGTTTAGATTGATTAAAAAGATGAAAATAATCCAAGGGATCTACTAAAAAGCCAGTTTTCTTGTCGGTAGCTGTATTTTTTAAAAAAAATAAACTGTTTCTTGCCCCTACTCCACATATTTCACTGTCATTTAACAAAGAAATTCGCGCTATAAGTTTTAAAAAATTTAATTTAATTGGTGTATCGATAAGCTTCAATTGATGGGAAACCCCCAAAAGGCAACCCGCGGCCATCTTTACCTCCAGCAAATTCCTCATACCTAAGCCTGCAAGAAAACAAGCTCTTACCACACTGGTCCTCTCGCCAATACTCGCTCTTGTAGCGAGGGTCTTGCGCTGTATAATGATCCTTAATACATACAAAAAACCTATCCAAAGAAACCGCCGGATTCACCGTCGAACTTTCTGGTTTTGTAAAAGCAGTAGGCATATCTGGTTTCACACGAATCATATCCCCTACCACATAACCTACCGTACCAACAACACCTGAAGCTAGCGTGCCCCCTGTGGTAGGAGTCTTTAAACCACCGGCACTAGCTAAGGAAGTTGCGCCCTTAACAGCCGTTGCGCTTAGAGCCACCAAAGAACCGTCACTAAATTTAATTGTTCTACCTCGTGGTATTTCAGCTGTAGTCCCCGCGCTTAGTGTGATAGATGGAGCTTCATCATTAGCCAAAGCACCCGTGGTTACAGTAGTAAAACCAGTATGATCATAATCATAAGCCCAATTAAGCCTACCGGTATCATAACCGCCAGCATCAACAAACCCTTTATTGTTCTCATCTGCCACGGCTATCCCTAAATTCCCCTCAAGATTCTCGCTCTCCTGCTTCCCAGCCGCCGCGCCTTTATCCAAAAAATACTTTGAGCCCGCTTTAGATAAAGCCACAGGCCCTTCCATAAGCCCTCTTTGTCCATATAGACACCCTAATCCCCTATAATGCCAAGGACAATAATTAGCGATCATAATACGAGCCGGAAGCTTAGCATTCTCCATCTCCAAAGGCGAAACAAGCTCAAACTCAATAAGATATTTATTTTCAGTGACTTTTCTATTAAATACATATACATCATCATCAAAACGAGAACTTGGATCAGAGGTAGCGAATGGATTTATGCCATCTGGAAAATTTTCTTCATCTATATATTTAAGAAAAATTCGTACCCTCTTAAATAAGCTGCCTACTAAGTCGTCTCTGCGTTTGATTAAATCTGTAATAACGCCTTTAGGATTAGCCACAGTCAATTTAGGACGCGGCAACTGCCCGTCCCCCCTCGATTCGAAACCGTCAACCTCAAAAGGTATAGAATAATACGTATGTGGAACCTTAGTTGTTTGGCCGCCCTGCTCCTCAATTACTTCTGATAAAACAATATCTTTTTCAATTAACTTACCCGCATGAAACCTTTTGATACCATCTTTCCCCCCTAGCTCTACTTCGTATAACTCTATAATTGTATCCGGCAGTAAATCGCTTATTGCTCTGTTGTGTGCTTCTGTTGACATTTTTATTTAAAATAAACAGGGCCAGCAAAACCGTTACCATCAAGCCCATAAAGGTTAGTCTTGGATCTAATTAGGTCTGCTCGGGTGCCTAGTTGTGTTGTTTTGATTTGTAAATATTTATTCATTAAATAGCCAGTAACACAATTTCTTTCGGTCTCAGTTAAGATTCGGCTATATATTAAAATTTCTGCTATCGCTCCATGAAAGCCAACTTGTTGGTTAGTATCAATTTGGCTTGCCCCTATGATTGGCTCATCCATAAAACTGAAAGTCTTACCCACAAAAATTTCCTTCCCCATAGAACTTCCTTCTGTACGAGAGGTATAAATAAGGGAATCTTGCGTGCGCCTAGCTCTTAAATTATAAGGCCATGCTCGGTACACTGGCAACTTATCTGGGTTGTCAGACAACCCCCAATCCTTAAACTGAAACATATCTGTTCCCTTTAAACCCATAGTCTCCTGAACCAGATGCGTCTCTCGTCCATAATATTGAGACATATGCCTACTATCAAGGTTAGAAAAGCGGGTAAAACCAGTTTTATATGTTGGTGCCAAATTCCCGTCGCCTCCCGCAAAAACAAGACCACATGTGGTTGACCCACCGTCGTCTTTACAAACAAGATCCCATTTATCCGGGTAGAGCATATAAAAAATTTCAAAACCACCCATTAAGGAAGAAAGCTTGGTCCACCCTTTTGTCCCTTTTGCTACTATAGCTGTTGCCGCTTCCCCTGCAGTATAAAGTTTACCCGTTAAAGTCACCTGTGATACAGAAGCTGTGGCCGAACTGCTCAAAACAAATTTGCTTGATGTTGTACTCTCGCTACCTTTCTCAAAATAAATTACTGTGCCGCTGGCTAACCCAACGCCCAAGGAAGCAACCTTCAAAGAGGTCGCCCCTGTTGTGGCATTTTCGTCTACTGTGATGTCTTTTGCTGTAGCGCCAACCAGCTTTAAATAATCTGCCGCATTAGCCGCAGTAGGATAAAAGTAAACATAATTTTTAGAATTAAAATATGTATCATTCAAAGGCGAAGGGTTGCTCGCTGTTGCCGAAGGCTGGTTGGCCCCTCCAGCTTGAAAAAAGATAGGAGTTGAGCCAGCCGTGGTTTGTTCAAGGTAAACATTAGGATCATTTTTAGATGTCCATTTTCCCACCCCCGTATTATTCGCAATGACCGCACCACTACCGTCTAAAACATTAGAGAGTTCATAGCTTTGCGCAACACCTACCGTCTGCGATACAGTCACCGTCATCTCAGTAGCGCTCGTAAACCCTGTTATTACCCCGGCGCTAGCAGCTCCTCCCGTAAAATCAAATGTCGAACCAACCATCCACGCTTCCCACTTTGTCCCTACCCCCGTAACGGTTTTAACGAGTTGTGTCGCGGTTCCTGTATCATATATCGCCTGAGCATCAAACTGCGCCACCAACCCCTCTATATTCGAGGGATCAAAGAATCTAGGCCCAATAAACAACATCTTGTCTCGAAAATTTGTTGGTGTGTAATGAGCTGTGCCGCTATAATCAAGAATACGGATAGCCTTACCCGGTCCCCCGCCAAGCCTTCCTGTTTGATTTCCTTGATCAAGAGAAAACGGATCATTTGACCCAATGTCTCGCCAGCCTGTCTCTCCACTTCCCCCAAAAATCCCACCATTTCCTCCACTACTTTTCCATCGATACACCGAGTCGATTCTGCTCCCCCCAGCACCAACCCTTAATAATGTTCCATTGTTCTTAGAATCTGGTTCAATGGTGATGGTAACACCTTCCCCTCTCAGACCCCGCCAGTTTGCTGAAAATCCACCCTTGGAAACAATCCTTTGGCCCTTACTAAAGCCTTGTCCGCCTCCTCCTATGCCACCAAGATGAGTTCCTCCTATTTCGCTTGCGCTTGCGCTCGAGATAGTAAATACTCCTGCTTGTAGACCGGGTGGGGCAACGCCGCGGCCAAGTTCGCCGATAAAAAAAGTCTCCGCTGGGGCCAATGTTCGTCCAACCAAGCTCGTCGCGTTCGTAAAATACGTCGAATTAGGGTTACGTGCAGTAGGTGTACTTCCTTGAGATACCCCGTTGACTGATAGCACAAACGTCTGCTCCTCCGCAAGGCGATCACCAGCACCGCCCCCTCCTCCGCCCCCTAAAATCTGAGCAGAATAATGTTTTTGTATCTCAAACTTAGCAATGTCTTTATGGGTAATACGAATAGCGTCACCGCCTCTTTCGCCTTCGGAGGGATCTGTAAATGCACCTACATAATATGCCATCTCAGGGGAGTTCGGATCAACAGCATTTGCCTTCTCTGTCGTAACAAAAGTAAATCCTCCATCCCCTCCATTTCCCCCCTTACCCACAACAGCAGAACCCTCCTTCATAATGAGAAGAGTGGGAGTTTCTTTGATGGGCTTTGTAGCATGGGTAGGACTAATCCCCGTTAGCAATTGATAACCATTTTCAATAGCACCTAAATTAGTATTACAAGTACCAACTGTTCCCACCGCTAATGTAGAGCCTACCTCGGCAGTCCCGGCGATAGATGTATCTCCCGCACTAGCATCAGCACCTAATGTAAAAGTATTAGCGTCTTCAACCTCATAGTTTTCAGCAACAGTCACCGTCTGGGATACAGTTACTGTCATCTCAGTAGTGCTAATAAATCCTGTTATTACCCCAGCACTAGCAGAGGTTCCCGTAAAATTAAACGTCATGCCAACCATCCACGCTCCCCACGCTGTTCCCACCCCTGTAACGGTTTTAACAGCTTGAGTTGCGGTTCCGGTGGTATAGCTCCCAAACTTAACAACATCCCCGTTTTCAAGAAGAGTGGTCACAGGGTTCATCGACATAGTGGTCGCTGCATTAGCCAAAGTACTGCTTAGTGTTACGCTCACATCTTGGCTAGTAGTAGCCGCCCCCACAATAATGCCACCGCGAAGCACGTACTGAACCCCTGTAAAATTATCCATATATATACCTGTAGCAGGAGAAGTCGTATCAATGCCCGCTACCTGTTCAACCATATTTCTGTTTACCAATGCTTCGTCAAATTTACCACTAAGATTGATGTTTGTTTCGCCATTATCCAAATATATCACTAACGGATGCTTTGGCCCAGTGGGAATTTTGATACGGTCCTGTGTATAGGTGGTAGATCCCGCGGTTAACCCTGTTTCGACATCTTCAGATACTATTTGGTTAAGATCATTTGTGCCGCTTCCATATACCCACATCGAATTATATCCCGGCCCCCCTGCAACCCCTTGAAATTCTGCTCGCATTCTATAGTAATAATCTTTATCAAACCCAAGAAATCCCGTATGCATATAAGAACTAGGTTGGCGTATCCCTGTGTTTAGCGGATCTTTTAAATCTACACCATCCCCTGCTTCACCAATCAAGCTAGGAGGCACCATAGCCCCAGTATATAGGTTAGTCTGCACGGTAGCGCCTCCATAGGTGTCAGTAATATAACGATAGTTTACATTATCATAAGTAACCCCTGTCCAGTTGCTGTTGTCTTCTGAGTTTTGTATACTGTATCGAGTTGTATAGTATCCGCTTTCAGGCACACGCCACGCTAAGAAATTCCTCGGGTAACCAGAGCTTGTGTCATACATTCCTGTTTTGATTAAAAACTTCTCGGGGTGCCCGGGGTTATCATCTACAATCCCTCTAAATGGGTTTCCAGTTCCCAACCCTGTGACATATCCAGTTATTCCGAATGTAATTGGACCACTAATATCTGCCACCCCGTCTTCATCAGTAATACTTGTAATAGAAAGAGATGTAGTATAAGTCCCATTGTTAAACGGCCCAGTACCTGCGATAGGCCCTGAAATATTATCCATGATCCCATTAAAATAAAATGGAATAAAAGCATTTTCACCGGGAGAAATTGGTATAGGTTCGCTTATTCCGCTGGGAAATTCAAAAGCCTTAAAAGCGTCGTTACGTTCAATACGTGTTTTTAATGAGTGTCGGCCACTATTGGTCAGATAAAATCCTGTCCGTATAGAAAATCCGGTTGCAACATATGTAGATAAACCTGTATTCTCTACAAACTCATTATTCTCTGGCCTTTCCTGAGCGGAAATCGCTCCCTTGCTTCCCAACACCGGACGATTCACTACCGTAATTAGAGTGTTAAACTCATTCTCTGTCGTAAGGTAATCTATAGGAAACTCTAAAAATTCTATTGTTATATCATTATTATCTTTGAAGTTTAATGAATGATTCCATCTCTGACATATAAAAACCTTGTCGGGAAAATTATAGGGGGCTGGTAATGTAAACTTAATTAAATCACTACCCCTATGGTGTTCCAAAAAATGAATGATAGCCTTAGCCTCTACGTCTGTTCGCCCAGTCATCTGAAGGGAAAATGTCAACAGGTTTTTGTTTAACCCGTCCTTCATTCTAATATAAAAATCGTTCTGTAATTGGGGCTTTGTAAAACGAGGATTTTGCTTGATATTCAACCCTGCCTCCACGTCAAAGTAAAAACGATCCTTAGTCCAAAGTGCCCCCTCTCCAGTTGGGCTATTGTAACTATCTGAACTTATTCCTGTTGATGGCGCATCTCCTGTAAAATAATACCACCCAGATTGTAAAGGAGTCATCACCTGAGACTCCCGAACAGTTGATGACTGAAAAAAGACCGCATCATGTTTATAGTAAGCCTCTCCGGTGGCATTATACTGCTCCCTTGTAGCTGTCCACGGAACCGCAAAGCCCTTCCAATCTGTTAATGTTTTAGTTTCGTTGAAAAAGGAGGTGGACACAGTATTAACATCTGGAGAATCATATTTGTGGTCAAAGTTTTCCACAAAAAACCTTGCCTCTAAATCATACGGGCTAAACGGCGTCCACTTTATGCCGGTATACCCCCCGCTCGGGCGCTCTCCTTTGTTGAACGAATCATCTAAAAAGTGCAGTAATGCTTTTGTTTCTTTGTCTGTTCTCTTTTCAAATGAAACATTAAAAGTTGCCTTTAAGGCATTTTCGCTTCGATTAAGAAAGTTAAAATAGCCATCACCATATTTTATTCCATAATAGCTCGTATCATAATTCACTGATGCCCCATAAGAGGGCTCAAAGTAAAAATCTTGCGTCCAACTATTAGAACCTTCCACTTTATAGGTTTCAGCAAGAGTTACCGTCTGAGATACGGTCACCGTCATCTTAGTGGCGCTAGTAAACCCTGTTATTACCCCCGCACTAACAGATCCTCCCGTAAAGTTAAACGTCATACCCACCATCCATGCTTCCCATGTTGTTCCCACCCCTGTAACTATTTGAGCGCTTTGTGTTGCAGTTCCAGTAACATATGAAGTTGGCGTTATTGGGGTATTAGCCACAGCCGCTATTTCAGAAGCATTCCCACTGTAGTAATAATGGCCTGACTGAGCTTCCGTACATGTTGTTTGCGTTGCGCCTACATTATAACCACTAAAATAGACCACATCATTCTTTTCATAAGTCGTCCCAATAGCAAAAGGGTCTATACCATAAATATTAGTTGCGCCCGAATTTAAAATCATACCGTTCTTTTACCTGTTAAATATGCTTGAGATATACCAATCGAACCTCTCACATAACCATTGGTTCCTACCGAAACATTTTGAGAAAAAGCTTGGCCAGTGCACCCAAATCGACCAAGAGCTGTAGCACCTGCGTCCGCGTATACATCGTGAATGTAAACGTCTAAGGTAGCTTCATAGCCTGTCGTGGTTAACACATTGCCCAAATCCTCCCCTTCAACATTCATATTGATCCTTACGTTTTCCTTTGTT